TCTGCACACTGCCATCCACCTCCAGAAACCCCGCCGGCACCGTGCCCTTGGGAACGGCACCATGGCCCCCACCGGCAAGGCTGACATGTTCTTCAACAACGCCTCGATCTCCGCCTTGGTGTAGGTCACCGACTTGGTATAAGCATCGGTAATCCCGTACTCGGCCAAGGTGGTGCGGATCTTTTCCGGTGGAATCGAATCACGGACGATCGCCTTGATCGCCGCCAGCAACTGATCATGCTCGGCCTCGACCGGCTCCTTCCCACCCTCACGAATCACATTGAGCAATTCGTCGGTCACCGCATTTCCCCAGTCGGAAGAAATCAGTGAGCCCACTTGCCCCGTGACCGGGTTCTCGTCGACAAACTTCCCATTAACCAACCCAACACTTGGCACACTCTTTGGATAATCCACTCGTCTGTCCTCTCGTTGTCATTCATCCACGCCGACACAGTTCGGCGTGGACATAGTTAGAAAACTGGAAAGAAAACGCCCCGGCGAGGCGGGGCGTTTATTGAACCTGTTTGGCTATCCAGGGGGGCGCTAGCGGACGCAGATCGGTATTGGGGAAATCCACCGATTGCGGCCAGTCACGCAGGGCTTGCATATACACCAGCAACTCCTTGAATTGCTCCCCATCAATGCTTGTCGGGGCTTGAATGTCGAGCTGGTCACGATGCCGCTCACGCAGCCACATCAGCGAAGTCAGTTCGGTATCACGCCAGTTGCGTTCCGTATCTTCTTTGGCAGGCAAGGCAGTTGTTGCACCGTCGATATAGGCTTGCACCTGCGCTTCGGACATTGGCAACAAGCTGCTCGGGATGAAGTAGCCAGGGGCATCCTCATCGTAGGCATGGACTTCGTTGGTCTCGGGGTTATGGAAATACTTCATGTGCGCAACTCCGACCAACACAAGTTAACTGGATTGTTGAGTGTGACTGTATAAGTGGCTCCTGCAGGCACTACGAACGCTGCGTGATAGGCCGAGAAAGATACGTCCACAGGACCTACCCGGGCGTAAACAGCTCCACTCGAGATCGCCACATGTACCTGAATGGGCCGACCCGTCGTGTTGGTGTAGACCGTTCCAGAAACCCGGCTCGTTGTAAGGTTCTGCCAGATTTGGCCATCGCCCAGGCCACGTGGCCTGGCCTCAAGTGCCGCGATGTTTGCGGCCAGGCCTGCGATGTCGATATTTCCCTGGTTGACCGGAGCGTTCCAAGCTTTGATGCACCACATGACCGCCAGGTTGCGTGGACGAACGTACATAGCAGAGTAAGCAATAACGTCGGATCCAGTAGTTCCTGCATAGATATCTGAAACACCAGTGATTGGCAGCGGAGGAGTGCCATCAGAGTTGAGCCTCGCCTTATTCCCCTCCAAGCTCTCATCTGCGTTGTTGTAAAACGCGACTACTGCAGCAGATGTTCTTGTCCCGTCACCAGCACTGACAATTGTGGCAGCCTGTCGACTGCCAATAACCCGCCCCGTATCGACACCCCGCCCATGATCCCAACCCCGCAGAAACTCCCCCCGCGACTCAGGCAGACGGAAATTCCCCACGCCCTCGCCCCCGGTGTTGAACGCAGTCCCCAGGTAAGCCGCCAGGTCCGGATAGGTCGCAGCGCTCTGCACACTGCCATCCACCTCCAGAAACCCTGGCGGCACCGTGCCCTTGGGAAACGGCACCATGGCCCCCACCGGCAGGGCCGACATGTTCTTCAGCAGCGCCTCGATCTCGGCCTTGGTGTAGGTCACCGACTTGGTGTAGGCGTCGGTGATGCCGTACTCGGCCAAGGTGCTGCGAATCTTCTCCGGCGGAATCGAATCCCGGACGATCGCCTTGATCGCCGCCAGCAACTGGTCATGCTCGGCCTCGGCCGGCACCTTCCCACCCGCACGAATCACGTTGAGCAATTCGTCGGTAACCGCGTTTCCCCATTCCGAGGAAATCAGTGAGCCGACTTGCCCGGTCACCGGGTTCTCGTCGACAAACTTCCCGTTCACCAGCCCTACGCTGGGAACACTTTTCGGATAATCCACTTGTTCTTGTCTTCTCTAGTCATAGTTGATGTACACCTGTGTATGTGCCGGTGTACTGCGATGGATAAGGCACTCCAGGGCACTCCCCGGGTTCATGCCAAAACGTTCTCCCCAATAGCTCGCGCCGAAACGCCGGCCCAGTTGCAGGCGGCCGCCGGTATTGAGGGTCCACATGAAGTTCGCCCGCCAGGTACCAAAGTGCGCGCGGCCGAAACGCGAGCGCCCCATGCGTGGGGTACTCAGCTCAGTGACGCTGGCATTGGGGTAGCCCTGGCTACGGGCGATTTCGACGAAGTAGGCAGCGCGCTGGCTGCCCACCGCCAACAGACGCCGGCGCACGGCCAGGCGTCGGTCTTCGAACAGCGGGGTCAGGCCCAGGCAGGGATCGGGCAGGTTCATGACCTTTTCCCAATCGGTCACCAGTTCGCTGACGCTGGCCGGGTCCATTTCGTTTTGCAGGTCGACGGCCCGAGCGTCGATGCGCGCCAGCTCCTCGGAGATGCCCTGCAACACTCGTTCAAGCTCCGGCATCCGCTCCGGGTCCCAGGCCGGGCCGCTGGGCAGCAGGCTGCGCAGTTGGCCCTGGTACTGGGCGGCGTTTCTTATTGCAGCCATTCACAACCTCCAAACACCAGCAATTGGTTGTTGCTCGCCGGCACATCGGCCTGTGGCGCCTGCAAGCGGTGATCGTGCTCGCCCGTGGCACTGCTGATGGCTTCGCGAATGTGACTCAGCAGCAAGGTCTGCCCCAGGCCGGCTTCGCGGCTGTGCAGGTCGCGCAGCTGGTCCTCGACCGCGGCACGTACCGCGCTGGTGTCGGGGGTCAGGCGCACCTTGTAGATCACCGGCTGCATCACCGGCGCCAGCACATGCACTTCGGCGGTCACCGGACGCAAGGGCTCGATGTAGGCCTGGACCTGCGCCAACTGCTCGGCATTGGGAATCGGCTGCAGGTCGTCGTCACGCATGACGAACAGGCCAACCGTGCCTGGCCCCAGGTAGTTGCGCCGGCACCAGGCGCGGGTGATGCCCGGGCATTCCATGGCCCAGGTTTCGTAGTCGTCCGCCGAGCCACCGTGGGGAATGATCCGATAGGAACGGATCACCCGGGAGCGCAGGGATTCGAGGCTTTCCCGGGCCACGCCACCGCTCAGCCCCGGAGCCAGGACGGTGAACGGGTTGCTGATGCCTTGCACCGGCTGCACCGCGGTCAATGCCAGGCCAGCATCGGCATTGCCCAGGGTGCCGCCATCGACCGCCTGGATCGTGGTGCTGTTGAGCCCGGCGCTGGTGGTGCGCGCGGCGGTCACTGTGTAGCTACGACCGTCGCTGCTTTGCAGCAGGGTGCCAAGATCCAGCACGGCACCGGCCGCGGCGTGAAGCTGACGCTGCCACTGGCGGCCTGAGCGGCCTTGCGTGGCTGGTTCAGGCGCAGCGCGGCGATGCGCTCCAGGGTCGACTCGTCGGCCTTGTCCGGAAGGATCTGCTCGGCGATCCAATCCAGGTAGCCATACAGGCCAAAGGCGGCACCGCTCAGGGTGCGGGCCAGCACTTGGGCATCGGACTGGCGCAGCGAATCGCTGGCCAGGTCGCTTTGGGTGCGTTGAATCAGCACCGGCAGCGAAGGCGTTTCAAACGGCATAGGTCACCTGCCAACTGTGAATGGGGTTGATGTCCAGGCGCTCACCGTCGGCCAGGATCAGTACCGTGCGCAGGTTCAGGCGCTGGGCATCGAGGCGTTCGCTGAGGATCTCGACGGCGTTGCAATGACCATCGTCGATCAGCCATTGCAGGGCCTCGCGGGCATAGAACTCGGCGTCGAGCTGGGTCTGCCGGGTCAGCTTGACCCGGCGCAGCAGCCACAACCGCGAACCGATGCGGTCGTCGGCCACGCTGGGAAAACTGTCGCCCCACCAGCCGTAGCGCTGATCGTCGTCCAGGGCATCGTCATCGGCGGCGCGGCGCCAGGTGAACAGGCTGATTTCCACAGCCCGGGTCAGGGCGTTCTTCAGGTCATAGGTGGCGAACATGCTTAACCTCCCACCGGTACGCCGGTCTGGCCCGGACCGGGTTGCACGCCGCTGTGGACGTGGTTGATCTGGCTGATGCCAGCGGCGATCTGGTCCCCTTGGGAGACGATCTTGCCGCTCTGGGTCAGGGTCGGTGTATCGATGTTGACGCCGCTGCTGGCGCGGATGTTCAGGGTCGCGGTGTCGATGTCGATGATGCGGCCGCGCTTGAAGTGGATCTTGTCGCCCTCGTCGGTGTAGATCGCCACTTCACCGGCGGCCAGGGCCTTGAGGCGATAGCGCCGGTCGGCCACCACCAGCACCACCGCGTGGGAACGGTCGCCGCCGAGGAAGGTGGCGATACCCTCGGCGCCGGCCAGAGGATTGCTGGTGAAACCGTAAGGCTCGAAATGCTCCATGTCGTCGTTGACCTCGCCGGCGGTGAGGCGCATTTGCAGCGATTGCAGTTTGTTGGCCGAGTTGGCGAGCACCACGGTGCCCCGCGCCAACAGGCGTGTCAGTAGGCTCATGCTGAGTTCCTTGGGTTGTAGAAGCCGGCTGGCCGGCGAACAGGGAGCGCGCGGGTTTCAGGTTTTGGCGGGGGTCGGGTTGGCGTCGAAGGTCTGCGGTGGCGCCACCTGCAGGGTGGTGATCGAGCCCTGCTCGGACAGCGACCAGGTGACCTTGGAGATCAGCATGTCCTGGTCGAACCCCAGCACCGGGTCGATGACCCGCACCAGGGTGTTGTGGCGCCACAAATCGCCATTGCTCTGGCGCCAGCCCTGCACCTGGTAGGTGGTGGTCAGGGCCTTGCCGGTGCGGGTGCCGCACTCCCAGTCAGCACGCTGCTGAGCCAGCTCGGTGCTCAGTTGCGCGGCTTCGTTGATCACCGTGACCCGCTTGCGTGAACCCCTTGCATCGCTGGCCCGGCCAGACACCTCGCTGACCGCCGCCCCGCTGCTCTGGTCGCTGCCCTTGTGCTGGCCGATCACCCGGTACTCGGAAAACACCGCGGAAAAATCCATCGGTGCATTGGCCGAGAGGATGTTCTTGCCCAGCTCCAGGGCATCGCTGGCGCGCCCACCGCTGCCCGGCGCCGCCAGCAGCAGGTAACCGTCGGCGTCGTCGGTGGAGAACACCCGGTACAGGGTCAGCAAACGGTCGATGGAGGCGAATACCGTCTCCCCCGGCACGATGCTGTGGGTGTGCAGCTTGCTGGTAGGGGCGATCTCGCTGCGCACCCCCACCCCGTAGGAGGCGGCCAGGGCGCGAACGATGCTCAGCACGTCCTGCTGGCGCCATTGGCTCGGCCGGTTGATGGCCGCGCAATCCACCAGGTCCTGAGTCAAGGAACTGCCCTGGATGCTCAGGCTGATCTGCTTGCCGTCGTAGCTGACCGGCGCCTTGTAGACATGCCCGGTGAGCACCAGGTCGCAACCGATGCGCACCTGGCAGCGAGCGCCCGGGCGGATCCGCACCTGCGCCTCCTGCCCCGGCCATTGCCAGGTGATGTTGAGGCTGAAGGTGCGGAACTGACGCTCCAGGTCGGCGCTGATCTCCACGCTTTTCCAGCCGCTGTAGTCCAGCCCGTCCACCGTCAGGGTGACGATATTTGCCAGTTCGTCCATGGGTCACTCCCGAGCGATTTGCAGGTCGGCGGGCGGCAGGAAACCCGGGTGGGCCACCCGGTTGCGCTGCACCACTTCGCCGACCCGCGTCGCATCGGCAAACCGCTGATAGGCCAGCACCAGCGCCGGCATGCTGCTTTTGGGGCTGAGGCTGACCAGCCGCACCCCCGAGGAAGCCACGGCAGTGAGGTGCCCCTGCAGTTGCTGGCGCAGGGTATTGAGCGCCTGGTAATGCATCGGGTCGGCCTTGAGCGCGGCTTGCCAGATCAGCTCATTGAGCTGGTCGCGCAGGGCCAGCACATCGTCGGCCACCGGCACCTCCAGGCGCTGCACCGGCTGGCTGGCCTGCTGCGCCAGGGGCGGTGTGTTCTTGAGCTTCACCACCGGCGAGGCCACCGGCAACGCCGACACCAGGCGGGCGATCTGCACCAGCAGCGCATCCTGCACCAGGTTGGCCACCGCCTCGGCCGCCGCCGTGGTGTCCTTGCCGGTGGTCAGCTTCGGCGCATCGATACGCCGGGCCGCCTCCACCTGCTGGGCAATATCGGCGAGCATCTGCCGATAGCCGGTGCGGGCAAAATCCTTGAGCCCGCGCACATCCTCCAGCAACCCCTTGAACTCCGAGCTCAGCTCCTTGGGTATTTCCTTGACTGCCTTGACCAGGGTGTTGAGGTCGCCATAGAACTCGATCAGCGGCTTGAACTCGTGCTCGATGACCTGATACACGTCCGCCAGCCCCTGACGCAAAGACGCCACACCGATCCGCGCCTGCTTGATCAGGTTGGTGGCGAACTCGAAACGCAGCACCGCCGAGCCCAGCAAGGTATCGCTGGCCACCAGCACCTGTTGCTGGGTGTTGACCACCGCCGAGGGAAAGCGCAGCGGCTGGTCCGGATAGAACTTCAGGCTGAAGGTCACCAGGCCGCCGTCCTGGCGGCTCTGGGTCATCTCGCACTCGCCGACCTTGACCTGCATCCGCCCAAGCCAGGGGTGCACCAGCTCGCCGTTGCCCTCCTCCAGGGCCTTGAGCAGCCTGTCGCGCTGCTCCAGGCAATCGGCGCCGACGATAAAGGCCGTCAGGTCATGGATCTTCGCCTGCTGGCCAAGGCCCTCGAAAAACGGCTGGTCACGCTGTGGGTACTCGTGCAACTGGCCTTTCTGGCCCACCGGGGTTTTCGCCTGATCGACCCAGAACGGCACACCGCGAAAGGATGCGGGCAACAAACGTTCACGCCAGTTATCCGCCATTGGAACCTCCTAGGGAAAGTGAGCGATAGCCCAGTGTCGAAGCCACGTTCAGGCCTGGTTGATTGGTCTTGGCCTGTTCGGCACGCAGGCCGGGAGGAGCGTTCTCAAAGCGCAGCAGCAGCCCGCCTTCAAGCCGAGTGCGATTGTTGGCCGCCGCCTGTTGCAGCAGCGAACTGGAGCTTTGCGGCAAATTGCCCGGGGTCAGCAGCGGAGAAGGTGTATCAGTCAACGAGCCCTCACCCCGATTTGCCGAGTCGTTGTGTTCCACCACACTCTCGGTCAGCGAATTGATGCTCCCGGTGACACTGACAAGCAAATTGCCAAAGGTCGCTCTGAGTTTCTCGCGGATCGGCTCCAGGATTTTTTCCAGCCGGTCACGAAACGAAGAGAACCACTCGATCAACCCATCGAGATCCTTTCTCATCCCTTCACCGGGATTCCAACTGAACAGCTTTTCCACATTGGTCTTTGCCGTGATCGACAACGCCCAGATCAGATCCCAGATCGCCGCAAACAGCCCCACCACGGGTTGCCAGTTACTGCTTATCAAGCCAAGCGGGCTCCACTCGAAAACCTCTCGCAGGCTGCGAAAAAGCACCTGGACAGCCTCTCTGATCGGCTCCAGGTTTCTGATCAACACCCCAAACCCGCTCATGTTGAAAAGCAGATTCAACGCCTGATACACCCGCCCGGTACCGGCGCTGAAATCTTGCCAGAGGGCGCTCAGATAAGCGCTGACCGGCCCCCAGTTGGCAATCAATTGCCCGATGGGCGTCCAGGCGAACACGTCCTTGAAAAGACCGACCATGGACATGACCGTGGGTGAAATCTTCCCCCACAGCTGGATGAAAAACCGTGAAACCGGCTTCCAATTGGCCACCACCACACCGGCTACCGCAGCAATCGCCAGCATCGCCAAACCTATAGGCGAAGACAGTGCGGCAAAGACCGTGGCCGCCGAAGCCGCCACCGTAAAGGCCACTGCAGCGGCCGCCAGCCCCTCCACCAACCCCGGGTTATCAGCGACAAATTGGCCGACCGACGTCAGTACGGGCTGCAGTCCCGTGACAATACTGTTGATAGCCGGCAACAGTGCCACCCCCACATTGAGGGTGATTTTTTCCACCGCCTCATCGAAAAGCTTGAGGTTCTGGGAGGTGTTGCCCAGCTCGTTCTCCGGGCTGGCGTCCCCCCTGATGGCCGCAGCGGTTACCGCCCTGATGTTCTGCGCCTTGATCGCGGACTGAACACCCGCGACAAAGGGCGTAATCAGCCCCTTTCCAGAGAGCAGCCCCGAAAACTCGAGATCTCCGAGACCACTTTCCTCCAGGCTTTTTCTGAACTTGCCGACCATCTGACGAATGCCGGTGAGTTCCGGATCGACGGCCTTGCTTGCGCTCTCGGCCACAGCAGGCTTGACCACCTCAGTTTCGGCCTGGACCTGCTGCACAGGTGCTGCCGGTTTGGCCTGCCTTGTCTGCTTGGGCCGCCGGCCCTTGGTCTTGTTTCTTTTTCGATACGCCATCACTGCACCTGCTGCATCGCATTGATCCGTTGCGCGTGCTCCAGGGATTCCCGGAGCACATCCAGTGGCCTGGCCATCATCTGTTCGGGGTCGACCTTCCAGAACCAGGCCAGGTCATAGGCGACAGCGATCAGGTCGGCGATGGCTGCGATGCCGCACTCATGAAAAAACTCGCCACCGCCCAGCTCAGGGCGTTGAGGTCCACCAGGTCCAGCTGGTTCACCGAGGACGGTGGAATACCGGCGCAGACCGCGATGTATTTGGCCGCGACGTCCATGTCGAGGCTGACTTCTTCGCTCTTGTCGATCTTGTAAGGCAATGCCTTGATCGCCCGCACTTCCTGCACCGTCGGGCGGCGCAGGGTGAGTTCGTTCAGCGGCTCGCCGTGGGCCTCGATGGGCACCTGCAGCTTCACGGCATTGCTCATTGCCAGGTCCCCTTCTGCCCTTCGAAGTTCAGCTCGATGCTGGCGTCGTCACCCTTGGCAATAGGCTCGTCCACCAGGTAGGCGCCGGCCAGCACGTAGACCTTGCCGTTGGCGAACTCGCAGGTGACGGTCATGTCGACGCCTTCGATCAGCTGCTTGAGCGGAAAGTCCGGGGTGTGCAGCGCGGTGACTTTGAACGACGGGGTGAGGTCGGTTTCCTTGTAGAAACCCGGAACCACAGTTTCCCGCTTGACGGCCATCAGCGGTGCTTCGCAGCCGCCGCTGATGGTCAGTTGAGCGCCGTCCACTTTGACGTAGCAGGTGCCCGCAATCAGTTGACCCATGATGTTTCTCCCAAAAAATAAGCCCGCTCAAGGCGGGCTGAAAAAGCGCAGTGATGCAGGTCCGGCTCAGGCCGCGGCGTCGTACTGCAGGCGGAATTGGTTGAGCAGCGCGAACACCCGCAGGCCGTTGATGTAGTCCGGCGGGAACAGCACGTTGACCCGGCTCGGGTCCTGCACGTCGCGCTCGACGATCAGGTGCTCGGCGAACAGCTCGGCGTTCTCCACATGGCCTTCCAGCTCCAGCTTGGCGTACTGGGCGATCAGCTCACCGCGAATGGTGCTCGGGGTGACGATCGGCTGGCCGGCGCCGAAACGGGTGCCGTCGGCGGCCAGCTTGTGGCGCCCGTACTTGCTGGTGATCACGCTTTGCAGGCGACGCACGATGAACGCCGACTGGTGCATGGTTTCGCTGTCCAGGTAGGAGTTGTCGGCCTGGCCGTAGGCGTTCTTCTGGTAGGTGGTGATCGCCCGCTGAATGCGCATGTAGCCGCCTTCGTAGTAGGCGGTGGCGATGCCGTAGCTCAGCAGCGACTGGCGCTCGGTGAGGGTGAAGCGTTCGCTGGCCGGCGCCGGTCGATACCCGGCAGGCTGCCGCTCTGGGTCGGACGGCTGGCGTCGGCGGAGATGAACACCGAGGTCCGCGCCGCCAGGGCTGCGGCCTGTACCCACACCGGTTGGGGCACGCCGGTTTCCAGGGCCTGGACAGTGATGTGCTGATCGTTGCGGGCCTGACCGGCCGCCACCAGGGTGCCGACGGTGCCGCGCTTGGCGCTGTAGACATGGCCGAACAGCTGCTTGGCCCAGGACCAGCGGCCGGTGTTGTCGTCCATCACCGCTTGCCAGGCATTGAGGCTGGCGGTGTCGGTCCAGGGCATGCAGATGAACTCGAACGGCTCGTCGCCCAGGGCCGCCAGGGCCGCGACCTGATCCGGCACGCCGGTGCCGCCCGCCATCTTGCCCAGCACCAGGGTCAGGCCGGCCGGGGTTTCTTCGCCATTGCTCTTGCCCAGGCGATTGAGTTGCAGGCTGATGTCGTTGCCGCTGTCGCCGGTCCACTTGGCGCTCAGGGTCACCGTGATCACCGACTGCCCATAGAGAGGCTGAGACTGCCAAGGCACACAGGGGATAG